AAGTAAATCTTTGTAGTTAATCTGACGCTGGACGCAAAAGTCTTTAAACGACTTGGCCGCAATCCATAACAGTTTGGTATCCGGCTCGTAGCGTATAAGCAGTTCACCCTTTGGCTCCATAGTCGGCATAGGGATCATGTTGCTCCGTGCGTCGTTCTCACCATTCACAACCAAAGCGTGGTTCATGTTGCCGTTGATAAACTCACCGAGGGTAGAGGCAGGGTTGCTGACTGGGGGCTTAATATCCTCACGCATCTCGCCGAGCATGCCTTTAAGCCAGTCGTACACAGCCTTCATGTCGTAGTCGTGCAGTTGCAGGTTCTTAGCGATTAGGCCACCGGCAATGTTACAAGCGGCTACGGCTGACCAGAAACGCTCACGCTGTGTGAACTTAACTTCTTTGTCGAGCTTAGCCTGAATCTTACGCACTAGGTCTTTGGCGTCTTCCAAGTTGTTGACGAGCCACTGAGCGTAGATTTCACCCGCATGCCCATAGTTCTCGCGCAGTTGGTGGTCAAACATTTGCTTGCCGACTTGCACGTCAATCAGGTTGTTAGGCTTGATCTCATACTCAAGTAGACGCATGGACTCACCATCGGGGGAATCTTTTGCCGCGCCAAGCTTTTGGTAGAAGCTAGCGTTTGAGGACGTTAAGGTCATCCCGTTCCAGCTAGTTAAGTTAACACGCTCTTCGTTGACCGAGCCACGCATCTTGTTCTTGCCCCGACCCTGCGAGATGCTGTACGACAGGTCAGAGAACTCCATAGGGCTGGTGTTCGTAATCTCGTCAATTGTGTTGGGCAGGTTGTTCATCACACCAAGCCTGTGCATCTTCGCGTTGAACGTATCCTTCCAAATCGAGGCGTTCTTAACGGGGTGACCCCATACACTGTTGCACATAAACAACGCTGTCGACTTACCCGAACCTGAGCTACTGTGAATCAAGTTGATGATTGCACCAGACATACCTGTAAATTTCAACAGTGGTGAACCAAAGGCCGTCAGTGCCGCAAAAGCATGAGGCTCAAGGCCGGGCTGCGCGTACATGTTGAAGACTTCTTTCCACTTCTCAAAGTCACCGTGTTCGTTAAGGTGCTCGGCTACCGCCTTGGTAATGTGTGAGGGCGGGCTGTAATACACGCCGTCTTTTGTAATCTCTCTATCGCCAAGAATGAACTTGCTGTCGTTATCGACCCAACCAAACTGTGTTCTCATAATATCTGCCTTCCGCATAACTTGTAAATTTTTAACTGCTGTAATCACATATACGCACATGAGGTCGACTTGCTTACTAAACAAGCCCACACCCTTAGACGCTAGTGCTTCCCGCAGTTTGTCTTTTGATGAAAGTACTCCGAGTGGGATTGCAAACTCTTTCATGCCGTCCCTTGGTAGGTGCAATCGGAATAGCAATGTCTCCCCAATATCGGGGTCTGTTAGCCGCTTGATGATGTATAGATCGTGCTCATACACAAGGTCTGGTTCTGCTTCGTCAGTTGCGGGTCTGCGGTAGATGCCGCCGTTCTTACCCCTGAAGAATGGGAATGGATACTCAGGTATGCGTACTGTCTCAACCTCACCGTCTTCGGCTTTGATTACAACATCGTAATCTTTGTCTTCGGCTTCCTCGATCTCCACACCAAGCATGATTGGTGATTTGATCTTGCCCTTGTGTTTACACCCTTCGCAACCCGTGGGGTTCTGCTTCTCAAAGGTAGCGCAGTGATGCGGCCCACCCGTGCGTTGCAGGTCATCAACTTTGTACTCGGTCTTAAACCGGTCGTAGTCGGGATGCTCCGCAGACATTTTGTGTATTGCGGAATCTCGGTCGATGCAAAAAGTTGCAATCGAAAGCGCTGAGCGCCATAAGTTGTAGTCGAGTGTGGCTTGATTCTCGTAGCAGTGCATCAGTTGGTTGCAACCTTCGCCCTGCGCTGATTTCAGCATTATTGTTTTAAACCGCTTCACCTTATTCTGCATCACCGATTCCATCAAAGGACTCATGGTGCGCGGTATAAAGTCTGGCCGCTCGTCTTCCGGTTCTGCATCCGGTGCGCCGAGTAGCTCTTTCACTTGTGCGTAGGTCATACGCTGAGTGACTTCGTTAAGAACCGTTACTTCTACCGGTTCAGCTTTAAAGTTGTATGTGCCGGGGACACGCAGTACTCTGGATGCTTCAAATACAGCAGGGTCAACAATGAATCCTTGCTCTACGCACAACTCACGAAGGCGGTTTGCAAGGGGTTCCCAATCTGTGCGAGTTATGGTCTCTTCTAGCAACCAGTATGCGTGGATGCCGTAGCCTGAACTAACTAAAATCGGTTGTGGTAACCCTACGTTTTTACAGAACTTCTTAAACTCGGCAAGACCTGTGGCTTGGTCAATGTAACCTTTGATAACTCCCTTTTCATCGGGTACGGCCTTCGTGGGGCCGCAATCAATATCCATCCACAGTGCGCGAACATAGGCAACGTTTTCGTGTGTGCGGTTGTTGAGCGGGCCGAACTTGGCACAGCCAAAAAACACGTCGAACTTGTTGCTTACTAGCGTCTCAATCTGCTCATTTACTTCTGCTCTTGTATCGTAAAACTTCTGATCTGGATACTTCCCTAGCCCAAACACACAGTACCGACCCTCTGTGGGTAGTACGGCATCTAGCAGGTCAAAGTGGGACATTTATTTATTTCAGTTGGTGGTGGGCTTTAAGGTGGAGTATGTAATCGCTAATCGCTTGATCGTAGGAATGAAAGGGGACTGAGTCCCCCTTAAACCAATTGTAGATAGTCATTCGGGTTACCCCAAAGTCATCTGCAATCTTGCTAACGCTTATGTTTTCGCGGATACATACACGACCCAAGGCCACACCCAGAGACTTGACGCTTGCTTTTTTATTTGCGTGCACCAAGCTCTGGCTATAACCATAGGTCATGCGTTACTCCTCGTCACTCCAAGCCTTCACCACGGAATCCAAATCCTTCTTGGTCACAGGTGCGGGCGCGGTCTTAGCGGGGCGCTTGATTGGCTCGTCGATTGGGTCAGCTTTTACTTTAGCCATTGCCTTCTCTTCGTCTTCATCAAGCATCTTGCCCATAGGCTTAGGTGCTTCCAACTTAGCAGGCTTACCTGACATGTCAGCTTGGTATGGTGTCATAACTACCATCTTCAGCACTTCAGGAGTGCTAGCCACTTTGCTAGTCACAGCGTACTGCGTCTTGTTAATGTACTTAGTCGGCGTAAACAACACAGACTGGTTGTCATTGTCTTCGTTAAAACTAATTTGCGTTATAACGTAGTCCAAGCTCTTGCCGTTGTTGGACAAGTACTTAGAGTAGTTTTCAAACGTGTGCGTATTATCGCCTACGCTCTCACCAAACAAAGACTTGGATGCCAAGTTCATTTGGTAGACTGAACCTTCAAGTGATGTACCGAAGTCTTCTTCCAATACAAGCGCAATGCGGCGTGAATAGCGGCAAGCCTTAGAATTACCTTGGCCTGAGCCTTTGATATTCTGACCGCAACTATCGCAACGATCTGCTTGTGGGTTAGCTGAGCCTGCATTGGGTGCACGCCCATCATTAGAGAAGCAATCAGGTGCAGTCGGCTCGGCATCAGGACTCCACTGTTTAGCGTAGAAGATACGGCCAACAGCAGGGGATGCGTTAACGATGACGGCATTCACGTTGCCTTTGACCTTGCCCATCTCTTCGCCGCCGACTGTCTTACGAAAAATGCCATTCTTAGGCACGATGCGTTTGACTCCGGTACGACCTGCGAGTTGTCGTGTAAGGTCGCTGACTCCTGCTGTTTGCAAGAAATCGGGGAGGTCTTCGTTGAGGATTGTAATGTTACTCATTTTCAGCTTTCTTTAGAACGTCTAACTACCACGGTGTATTCACTTTCGACATTTAGCCCCTTGGGGTAAAGGTCTGGATTCTCAGCAAGAAAGTCTTTCATGTTTGTTTGATGAAGTCTTTTCTCTAACAGGCCAAATGCTCCGGTCTCTTCAATAAAACCGTAGATTGAATCCCAATCGTTTGTCCAATACCGTGACTTAATTGAACGCATGATCGTGCCATGTGGGGTGCGAATGCTGTCGGCATTCATGTCTTTGCATACGTCGAGCATTTCTTGTGCTAACACTTTCATCTGCTCTTCGAGGTCTTGATCTTCGGCTTCAAACACTTTTTTGTTCGCCGCCCGCTTGTCGCGTATCTTGATATAGATTGAGGTCAATCTGTCCAAGTCTACGGAGGTGACTTTGTCTTCAACTTCTTCCATCTGATTCTCCTAATAGTTAAATGTGTTGCAATGACAGTTCACATAAAGCAGTGTGATTGTTTCAAAACATTTACAGTCAGCAACGGCGCTAACCCGTTGCCCATCATTGCAACACAACTCTAATGTAACACAACATTTGACATTGTCAAGAGACGTTTAAAAATTCTTCTCTGTACAAATCAATTATTTTGTTATGGTTCGCTACGTTGTTACGCAACAAAGCATATAAACGCTTCTCCGTTGGGCTTCCGTGTATGTGTACGATAGTCATTGGATTGCGTTGGCCGGGCCTGTCGATGCGTGCGTTTGCTTGCAGATACGTTTCGACACTGGAGGTGGGAGCGTACCAAATAACAGTGTTAGCCGCAGTCAGTGTTAACCCGTGTGATGCCGCTTGCGGTTGAATAACAAGCACTTTAGGGTTATCCCGTGTCTGAAATTCTTTAACAATCTCTGCGCGTCTGTTAGCAGACACAGCCCCGTTAATGACATCGCATGTAATGCCATTCTTAATTAAGTATTTGGTTAACAACTCAATCGTGTGCGTGAACGGAACAAATACGAGCACCTTGTGGCTTGACTCGTCAATCACTTCCTTAATTACTTTGAGGCGATCAGATACATCAAACTCAATCACTTCGCCTGTGTCTGAATACACTGCACCGCCTGAGATTTGCAAGAGCTTGTTGAGCTTTACTGCGGCGTTGATAGCCGTAATCTCTTCTCCTGCTGCCTCAATTAACATCTGCTTCTTGAGTATGTTGTAGTACTTCATCTGCTGTGGCGAGAGTGGAGCCTCTCTGTCGACTGCTGTAACCTCGGGCAAGTCAAGGCAGTCGGCTTTCTCAAACCGAATGGCAGGCTGAAGTATGTTGTGTACAGTTGCTTCCGCAGTGGGCTTAGGTATCCAACGATAGTCACTGATCTTGTGCATGACTGAATCGCGGAACTGACCAAAGAAAGGTGATACACCCTTGGGGTTCACGAGCTTTGCCAATCCGTAAGCATCCACAGGCGACTGAGCCGCTGGCGTACCCGTCAACATCCACAGACCCTTAACCACTTTGGTAATGTCCCGCATGGTTCTCCATCTGTCGGTCTGTGCGTTCTTGTACGCAGACGCTTCATCAATCACGATGAGATCAAACCCACCCGCCATGATTTCTTTCTTGACGATCTCAACGCCGTCAAAGTTAATAATGACAAACTCGGCAAGGCCGTTAATGATTTCTTTGCGCTTCTCTCTTCCACCGTGGGCTACAGCTACTGTGCGATGCAGAGCAAACTTAAAGAGATCTTCTTGCCATGCGGCCTTCATCACTGACAGTGGGCAGACAATAAGCACTCGGCTAATTACTCCAACTTTCATCAAATAATCCACCGCCCAAATCACTGATGCGGTCTTGCCTGTGCCCTGCTCATTAAAGCAAAAGCTCTTGCGGTTGCCGATTAAAAATTCGGCGGTGGTCTTCTGATGATCGAACGGGGTGAAGCCGTGTGGTCGCGGCCAGTCATACTCTGATAGTTTCATTTCTTCTTACGTTCCTTGGCGCTTGTCTCAGTCACCAACTTGTGTTGTGAGTTACGCTTGAACGAGCGGTTGGCCGTTGGGGATTGCACCTTCGTGCCATCTTTGTTAGAACCACCCTTGCTCAGCGCCTTGACGTGGGCAATGTCCTTGCCTTCCCTAGAATCAGCTGTGCCATCCTTGTTCTTATCAGGATTCTTTTTGTCGTACTCATTACGGGCACGCTGACGCTCCATCCGGTCAGGCAACTCGCCACGCTTGACTTGCTGTTCGTATTCCTTTTTATAAGGTCGGGGTTTGTTTACGTAAGGCATATCTATCCTTTGTTGTATTCACATTGTTTAACTGAACACCACTTACACAGTGGCCCTGTCTTGGGGTTCCACACCCCGCTCATGAATGCACCTTCAAGCCGCTCAATGTCGGGCAGTACTTTTTGTACATACACAGACTTCATTTTCGCACTATGTTCTGCTTTTACAAACTCTTTACTGACTACGAACATAAGCGCGGACTTGACCCGCTCGATCTCGGGGTACTTGGCAAACAGGGCGGCGGCAATCAGATCAAGCTGACCCATATCAGCGTAGCGTGCGTTCTTACTTGTCTTGTAGTCGACCGAGTAGGCCAGCTTCTTCTCGCGGTCTAAGATAACCAAGTCGGCAATCCCATGCCACCACACGCCTTCGGCTGAGAACTCGCAGGGCTGTAGGTCTTTGGTTAGTCCTAGTTTTACCTCGCAATGCTTCTCCCCGGGGATGGCGTTTAGTCTATCTAGAGAAGACTTAATGTATGCAAACTTCTCAGGTATCGGCTTGCTATCTCGAATGTATTCCTCGGCAACCGTGTGCATCTCTTTGCCGTACAGCGTAGCGGTTGTATCTCCCTCGATTACATCCTTGGCAACCTTGGTGTGGTAGTACTTCTTAGGGCACTGCTGAAAGGTCTTAAGACTGCTGAATGACCAAATTAACTGTTTCATAAGTCTTCCTTTGTGTACTTCTTCCAAATCTCTTTTGCATCCATATCCCAAATGTCGGCTACCAATTCCTTTAGCTCTTGGTACATATCGGGCTTCTCTGTCTTCAAATTCTCTACCCATGGCGCATCTTGGAGTGCGGGTCTAAGCTCCCACCATAATTTGCGCTTCTTGGGCGTCAAGAAAGTTCCGCTAGTAAAAGCCCGCTCCTGTATTCCTTTTTCTATTTCTTTTTCTCGCTCTTCTCTAGCTTCTTTCCATCTTTTTTGTATGCTACGAAGTTCTTTTTTCTTATCTTCTGTTGTCTTATAGTAGTCTTCAGGCATCCATATTTGTCTTAGTATCTCGCTACGCTCCGGCTTCTTCATTTTGCGTAATGCTTTAGCTTCAATTTGCCTAATACGTTCCCTTGTTACAAACAACGCCTTCCCAATTTCTTCTAAAGTGTAGTCAGCATCCAATTCAATTCCAAACCGCATACGTAATACTTTGGATTCCCTTGGCGTAAGAGTGTCTAACATTTCTTTAACATGCTCGGCTAACTGCGCCTTGCATAGCTCTTCATCAGGGTCAATAGTTGGTTCTTCCTCGTATGGTAAGCATGGGAACTCAGGCAACATTGAATCTTCTTTGTACCCAAATAAGTAATACGTTTCGCGCAGTTCTTTGCTAGTACCTACCATCGTGCCATAGGGTATGGTCTGCCCTTTGTTTATTTTGCCGTACGGCCTGTTAGCTTTAGCAAGCGCCATAGCTCTGTCCGT